TGAGCTGCGTAACTACGGTGGCGTTGCCCTCGTGGTTCCTGTCTAAGTAGACTAACTAGGTTCCCTCTCACAAGGAGGGAGCCTTTTTAATGTATTAAATGTAGTACATCAGAAAGGTTAACAACAATGAAATTCAAATGTATTCAATCAGGTAACACAGTAGAGTTCTTTCAGGAACATGAAATCGCTGAGATGCGTAAACATACTGGTTATACTGAAGTAGTAGAAGTACATGTAGAAGCACCTAAAACAACTAAGAAAACAGTAGTAAAGCAAGATGAAACCAGTATCGACGGGTAATGTTCTTACTGCTGCAACGCAGACCACTATTTACACAGTACCTACTGGTTACTATGCTAAATGGAATCTTTGTTACGTTGTAAACCATTCAGGTAATAATAAATACATTGATATTGTATGGTATGACGCAAGCACAGCAACTGAGATTTTCGTATTAGATAACTATGTGTTAACTGCTACTCAGTTTATTAAATTTAATGATGGTGCTTATATTGTTCTTGAAGAGGGCGATCAAGTTCGAGCAACGTCTGAGACTGGCTCCACAATGAATGTTATCAACACGTTTGAGTTATACAGAAAAGGCGAATAAATCATGGCAGCTCCTCAAGCACTGACACCTGAGCAGATACAGCAGATTATCGCTGCAGGTCGTGGTAATACAGTTAACATTGGTGGTACTTTGTATGGTGCTAACTATGCTGATACTGGTAGTGGAGAGACTTTACAAGAAGGTGCTCTTTCAGGTATTACTGGTTCTACAGGTATAGACGCAGCAGGGCAACCTTTTTACTCCTATGATCCTACAGGTGCTCTTACAGGACAAGGTACAACTAAAGCAAGTCAATCATTCTTTGGTGGACTAAAGGATGCTTTTTCAGACCCTGTAGTTATAGCTGCTTTATTAGGTGGAGCAGGAGCCGCAGGAATGTTTGGTGGAGGTGCTGCAGGTGCTGCTGGTCTAACAGCTTCAGAACTGGCTGCTGCTGATATGGCTCTAGGAGGTGTTGGTGGGACTTTAGGGGCTGAAGCTTTAGCAGGTGCAGCTACCGCAGGTGCAGGAGCTAGTGCTCTTTCAAGCTTAACACCTGCACAGATTGCTAACTTAGCTAAAGCTGGTATTAACGTAGCTGGACTCTTAGGAGCTACTAACGCTATCTCTAACATGGGTGGTGGTAATACATCAACAACTGCAACTCCAGTAACATACTCAGGTGGCGGTGGAGGTGGTTACTCTCCTGAGTACTTCAGTCAACTACAAAGCAACTACAATAGCTTGATGCCTAACGTACCTCGTGACGTTGCAAGCCCATTGCAAAACTGGTACTCAACTGAATTCAATCCCGGTGCTTCTATTACAGGTAGCTTGTTTGGTGATATGGTTGGTGGTACTTCAGTTGGCATGGCTCCAGCAAGACCAGTTCCGCTTACACCTTTACCTAGACCACCTGTTGTGCTTCCTCCTACAACCGGTACAGGAACTGGTACAGGAACCGGTACAGGAACTGTAGTTAACCCCGGCTCAGCTGGTTATCAGTATGCTACAAATCAACTAGGTTTAACACCTGCAGCGTATCTGAACAACATCAATCAATGGATTCTAGATAATCCTAGAGCTTCTAGAGATCAGATTGATGCTGCAATGGCTCAAGCTGGTGTCAGTCAGGCGGACTTGCAAGAGGCTTTACGTACTACGACATTCTCAGATGCTACTAAATATGCCCTGACAAGTGGTGGAAGCCTTGGTGATTTAAACAATATTATCACTAACTATATTGAACAGAACCCTACAGCTACTAATGAGCAGATTCAAGCACAACAAACTCAGTATGGTATTTCAGACCAAGACATAGAACGAGCTATGACAGCTTTGAATTCATCAGCTGGTAAAGAGTATGCTGTTATCAATGACATGGGATTGAATCAATACTATCAGAACATTGCAGATGTAGCTAAGTCAGGAGTATCAGCTGCTGATGCTGCAGCTCAGATGAGACAGTATGGCGTAAGTCCCGGAGATGTCTCAAGAGCTTATGGTTTGTTTGCTCCTTCTGGTGGTCTTACATTAGATGAAGTCTTAGCTGCTTACAACAAATAAATACTTGGAGTATAAATGGCAACAATTATCACAAAGAATAGCAGCACAGCCTCAGCTACACCTGCTGCAGGGGACTTAACTAAGGGTGAGTTAGCTGTTAACGTAACAGACAAGAAGATTTACACCAAAGACAATAGTGCAACTGTTGTTAGGATTGTAGGTTCTTTAGGTAATCAAGAAGCTTCAGCAGCTGCCATTACAGGTGGTACTGTTGCCGGAGTAGCTCAAACTGGTGGTACGATTAACAATACTCCCATTGGTGGCACTACAGCTGCAGCAGTTACAGGTACTACAATTACAGCTAACACTGGTTTTGTAGGTGCTTTAACTGGAGCTGTGACTGGTAACACTACAGGTACACATACAGGTGATGTCACTGGTAATGTCACAGGTAACTTAACTGGTAACGTAACAGCCTCCACAGGTACTTCATCGTTCAACGATGTCACCATTAACGGTGGCTTGAACATGAATGCTGGTACTTCAGCTACCATTACTAACCTTACATCTCCAACTAACTCAGGTGATGCAGCTACTAAAGGTTATGTTGATACTGCTATCAGTAACCTTGTTGATGGTGCTCCAGCAGCTTTAGATACATTGAATGAACTTGCAGCAGCCTTAAATGATGATGCTTCATTCTCCACCACTGTCACTAACTCTATTGCTGCTAAGCTTCCTTTAGCTGGTGGTACAATGAGTGGTGCTATTGCAATGGGTACGTCTAAGATTACTGGCTTAGGTACTCCAACTGCAAACACAGATGCAGCTACTAAGGGCTACGTAGATACTGCAGCTTCAAGTGGACTGCCTTTGTCCGGTGGTACTATGACAGGTAACATTGTCATGGGAGCTAACAAGGTTACATCTACAGCTACTCCAACAACTGACGATGACCTTACTCGTAAGGCTTATGTTGATAGTATCTTAGGTAGTGCTACTTCAGCAGCTACCTCAGCAGCAGCTGCAGCAACTTCAGAGACTAATGCTGGTAACTCAGCCTCTGCAGCTTCTTCATCGGCCTCTGCAGCCAGTGCATCAGCATCCTCAGCTGCAGCGTCCTATGATAGCTTTGATGATCGCTATCTTGGCCCTAAGTCTTCAGCTCCAACAGTAGATAATGATGGTAATACACTCTTAACAGGTGCTATCTACTGGAACTCAACATCATCTAATCTATGGGTGTGGACTGGTTCAGTATGGTCACAAGCTACTCTAACAGCTGGCTCCTTTGCTACATTAGCAGGTTCTGAGACTCTTACCAATAAGACTATAACCTTTGCTGACAATACGCTAACCAATGTTGCAAGCCTTAATACTGCACAGACATTCACGGCTACTAAGACATTCTCAGGCTCATCATCAGCTACAGCCATTGTTCTAAACGATGCAGCAGAGGTAGCTACAGTATCAGCAACAGCAGCTACAGGCACAATTAACTACGACATTACAACTCAGTCTGTTCTGTATTACACAAGCAACGCAAGTGCTAACTGGACAGTTAACTTCAGAGGTTCTAGCGGTACGTCATTGAATACTTTGATGAGTACAGGTCAATCAATGACTGTAGCTTTCTTGGTGACTCAAGGCTCTACTGCTTACTACAACTCTGCTGTGCAAGTTGATGGCACTACATCAGGTGTTACAACAAGATGGTTAGGTGGTGCGCCTACTGCGGGTAATGCTAGTGGCATTGATTCCATAAGGTATCTCATAATTAAAACTGGTAGTGCTACGTTCACTATCCTTGCCTCAGTAACACAATTTAAGGCTTAAACCATGCCATTACAAGCAACTTCTGGTGCGGCTAGTTACGATGCCTTTGGTGGTGGTGTTCCTGTTGCGGTTAACTACATTGAGGATGTGTTCTCTACTTATCTCTACACAGGTAATGCAACTTCACGTTCTATTAATAATGGAATTGATCTTTTAGGTAAAGGTGGATTGTTGTGGGCTAAAAGCAGAGACTCTAGTAATTCCCTATCTAACTATCTTGTAGATACGGCCCGTGGGGATAGTTTTTATCTTTATTCGGAAGCAACAAATGCACAAGCTAATTTAGGTGCTGGAAACTCTTTTTCTAATACTGGCTTTAATCTTAGTTCAAACGTAAACCTAAATGCAAATACTGAAAAATACGCCTCATGGACATTCCGCAAGCAACCAAAGTTCTTTGATGTTGTGACTTATAGCGGTAGTTCATCAACGCAAAATATTGCACATAATCTTGGTTCAGTCCCAGCTTGCATTATTGTTAAGCGCACTAGCGGTGCTGAAGATTGGTTTGTTTATCACACAAGTCTCGGTAATACACAGTATTTAAAACTAAATACAACTGGTGCAGCAGCTAGTGGATTTGCCGCTTGGAATAACACTTCTCCTACATCAACTCAATTTACTGTTTTGGGCGGAAGAACAGAAGTAAATGCCGCTGGCTCAACCTATGTAGCCTACCTATTCGCCCACAACGCAGGAGGCTTTGGCCTAACTGGTACAGACAATGTGATTTCGTGTGGGAGTTATACAACTGATGGTTCAAACAAAGCAACTGTAAATTTGGGGTATGAGCCTCAATGGTTATTAATAAAGAGAACTGATAGTGCTGGTGCTTGGTATTTGATGGATACAACTCGCAGTTGGTCAATGACGGCTGGTAGTAGCTTAAATCCAAATTCATCATCGGCTGAAGCAGATGGATTTCCAGCATCGTACATAATTCCAACCGCAACAGGTTTTCAAGATTTGGGTGCATATGGCGCAAATGTTCCGTTCATCTACATAGCCATTCGCAGAGGCCCGATGAAAGTGCCTACGAGTGGGACTAGTGTGTTCAATGCAATTACAAGAACAGGAACTGGTTCAGCGGCAACAATTTCTGGAATTGGTTTTGCGCCAGATTTGGTTTATCCAATGTGCCGTAACGATGTTGCCAACAAAGGCGGTTGGGTTGATAAATTGCGTGGGGCTTCAAGAAACCTAACAACCAATCTTTTAGACGCTGAATCAGCAAATACGCAAGGAGTTACAGCCTTTGGAAATACTAGTATTGCAGTAGGAACATCTAGTTTTTTCAATTCAGCACTTAACTACGTTAACTATTTCTTCCAACGTGCCCCCAGCTTCTTTGATGAGGTTTGCTATAGCGGAAATTCTGTAGCTGGTCGAACATTGACACACAACTTAGGTGTTGTCCCACAACTGATAATTTTAAAAGCCAGAACAATCGATGTTGATTGGAGTGTGTACGCTGAACCAGCGGGTAATACTAAACAAGCCCCACTAAATGACGTAACGCGTTTTACTACTGGTATTAACTGTTGGAATAATACAAGCCCAACATCTTCTGTGTTCTCTCTTTCAAGTAATGCACAAGTAAATAGAACTGGTGACACATATGTCGCATATTTGTTTTCAACGTGCGCTGGGGTATCTAAAGTTGGTAGTTACACAGGAATAGGGTCGTTGCAGACAATAAATTGTGGCTTTACTTCTGGGGCAAGGTTTGTTCTCATTAAAAACCAAGATGTTAATGGAAGTTGGTATGTATGGGACTCAGCACGAGGTATTTCATCTAGCAATGACCCTTATTTGCTTTTAAACAGTACAGCCGCTGAAGTTACAAACACAAACTATGTGGATACTGACAGCACAGGGTTTAAGGTCACAGGAAATACAGCGGTAAATACTTTTGGCGACACATACATCTTCTTGGCTATCGCATAAGGAACATCATGCAAATACGAACACAAACAGGACAAGTCATGTACGAAGCAGAGTTTCGTGCATACACAAAAGCCAATGGTGGCCCATCATGGGAGACAACAACAACTGAAGTCTTAACTGCTTTGGGTGCTGATGTAGTCTTTGAAGGCCCACAAGCTACTGGTGGAACTGTTTACCAATACTCTCAAGCCTCTGGTGTTGAGCAGATTGATGGTAAGTGGTACACAAAATATATCCTTGGCCCTGTCTTTGTAGATACTACTTTTGAGGGCGTAACAACTACTGCCCTTGAGCATGAGACTGCTTACAAGGCTCAGAAAGATGCTGAACAGGCTAAGAGTGTTCGTCAGTCCCGTGATGATAAACTAACAGAAACTGATTGGAGATTTCGTAGCGATATGACTCCATCACAAGAGTGGAAAGACTACTGCCAAGCATTGAGAGATGTTCCTTTGCAAGAAGGTTTTCCTTGGACAATTACTTGGCCTGATGCACCATGATCGAAGCGAAGACAATGATGAAAGATGAAGTAACTCATGAGCACATCTATGAGCGACTACTGGCTGTAGAGTCCAAAGTAGACAACATAGAGAAGAATACAGAACACGTAATCAAAGCCTTTAACGCTGCTTCAGGTGCTTTCTTAGTACTTGAATGGATCGCTAAAGCTGTGAAACCTATCATTATTATAGGTGCTTTCTTCGGGGCTATTTGGTTAGCTATTGATAATCGTTTTAATGGAGTAAAATAATTATGGCATTGGCAACTCTTTTAAGTGGCGTATCTGCCACAGGTGCTTCACTTGGAATTCGTACAGATGGTGATAAACCAGCTCATGTACAGATTTCAGGTATTACTATCGGTACAGTAGCTGTTCAAGGCTCTGTAGACGGTTCAACATGGGCTACAGTGGCTACAGCTTTGACAGCTGACGGTATTGTGACGCTTTCATCTCCCACACCTTATATACGAGCTAATGTAACAGCTTTCACATCGGGTACTATTACAGTTAAAATCTTTTATTGATAGAGGGAATAATATCATGAATATGCCTACACGTGGTCAGAGAACAGCTAAGAACAAGATGAAGAAGGTTATGGGTGAGTACAAAGGTGGTACTCTCCACAGCGGTAAAGGTGGCCCTGTGGTGAAGTCTCGTGACCAAGCTGTTGCTATTGCTATGTCAGAAGCTGGACGCTCCGCTGGTAAAGCTAAAAAGAAGTCTAAAAAGTATTAAAAAGTATTGACATTAACACTAAAGTGTGTTATTATAGTATACAAGATATAAGGAATATTAATGGCTACGACTTATTTACAGTTGGTCAATAACGTATTGATACGGTTAAGAGAGACTGAAGTATCGTCAGTTGGAGATACTCCTTATAGTTCTTTGATTGGTGTATTCGTTAATGATGCTAAGAGAGAGATTGAGGATGCTCACGAGTGGAATGTCCTGACAACTACGATTGTACTTCCAACAGTGGCAGGTACTCGTAACTATACATTGACAGGTTCAGGTCAAAGGTTCCGTACTCAAGATGTCTTAAATGATACTCAAGACATCCCAATGCAGCAAGTACCTACTAACTGGATGAATAGACAGTACTTCTTAGGAACTATACAAGGTGCAGCTCCTACGTACTATAACTACAGTGGTATTGATGGTGATGACACTCAGGTAGATGTATGGCCTAATCCTGATGGTGTCTATTCCTTGAGGTTTGAATTGGTTATTCCTCAGGAAAATCTAACAGCCAATGCTGATACTTTAAAGGTTCCAGCACACTTAGTACAAATGTTAGCCTACGCTAAAGCTGTTGGTGAACGTGGTGAAGATGGAGGTACATCCTTCAGTGAGATTTATCAGCAGTACCGCTTAGCCCTAGCAGATGCTGTAGCTATTGAGAAGAATCGTTATGATGATGAGACTACTTGGGTTGGTGTCTAATGGTAGCTAAACTCTTAACCACAACTATATCAGCTCCGGGCTTCCAAGGACTGAATACACAGGATAGCTCAGTCTCTCTTGAGGCTGGTTATGCTACTGTGGCTAATAATTGTGTGATTGATAAGTTTGGACGTATTGGTGCTCGTAAGGGATGGACTCTATCTCACGCTACTAACAGCGACTTAAGCACTGCTGACGTTAAAGCTCTTGGTGAGTTAATTGACAATGCTGGTAACTCATACATTATTGCTGCTGGTAACAATAAACTATTCAAGCTTGTAGGTTCTACACTATCACTGCTGACCTACGGTGGTGGTGGCAGTGCTCCTACCATCACAGACAGCAACTGGCAGATGGCTCCGTTGAATGGTGTCCTGTATCTGTATCAAGCTGGACATGATCCTTTAGTGTTTGACCCTGCAGTCAGTGCAACTACATTTAAGCGTGTATCTGAAAAGACTGGCTATGTAGCTACAGTGTCCAGTAACAATACAGTTATTAGTGCCTATGGTCGTACATGGTCAGCTAATAATGCAACAGTTAAGAGTACCATTCAGTTCTCAGACTTACTTGCAGGTCATGTCTTAAGTACAGGTACAGCTGGTACACTGGATGTATCTCAGGTGTGGCCTAATGGTGCTGATGAAATTATATCCTTAGCAGCTCACAATAACTTCTTGATTGTCTTTGGTCGTAGACAGATTCTTATCTACTCCAATGCTACAGACCCTAACAATTTAACACTATCAGATGCTATTACAGGTATTGGCTGTGTAGCTAGAGACTCAGTGGTAGCAACTGGTGGTGATATTATCTTCTTGTCTGACTCAGGTGTACGTTCATTGATGCGTACCATCCAAGAGAAGTCAGCTCCAATGAGAGACATTAGTGCCAATGTACGTGATGACTTAGTGTTGGAAATCAGTGCTGAGACTGCATCTGACATTAAAGCTGTGTACTCAGATAAGGAAGCCTTCTATCTATTGTCTCTACCAGCTCGTCAGTTAGTGTACTGCTTTGACATGAGAGCACCTCTGCCTAATGGAGCTAACAGGGTTACAACATGGGATGGCTTAGTTCCAACAGCTTTTAAGTACACTCGTAATAAAGACTTGTTAGTTGGTGAGTCTGGTTACATTGGTAAGTATGATGGCTATAAAGACAATGCTAACTCATACTTAATGAGATACTTTACTAACTACTTTGACTTCCAGTCACCTACTGTGATTAAGTTAATGAAGAAGGTAGGCATAACAGTTATTGGTGGTCAGGGTTATCCAGTCACTTTAAAGTTTGGCTTTGATTACAGTGACATTCTGAATACCAGACAGTTTGACTTAGCCAATGCTGCAGTAGCTGAATACAACATAGCTGAATATAACATTGGTGAGTATGGTGGTTCAGCTTTTGACAATAAGATTATTAACATTGGTGGTTCAGGTAAGGTTATTCAACTTGGCTTTGAAACCAATGTATTTAATAAAGCAATATCCATTCAGAAACTTGATGTCTATGTTAAGACAGGAAAGACACGATAATGAGTAACTATACAAAGGCCACGAACTTTGCAGTCAAAGATAGCCTGAATACAGGTAATGCTGGAAAGATCATTAAAGGTACTGAGATTAACACTGAGTTTGATAACATTGCTTCAGCAGTGAACTCTAAACCTGATGCTAATAACGGTGCATTGACAGGAACAACCACTGCAGTTAATCTTACTGTCTCTGGTACTTTAACAGCTACTATTGACGGGGGTACATACTAATGGCTGATCCTTTTGACTTTACAAGTTTACTTGGTGGTATTGCCTCTGGTGCTGTAGGCTCTATCGGTACTAACTACGCAGCTAACCAAGCAGCTAATGCAGCTACACAGTCTGCTGAACGAGCTGCACAGATGGCTCAATTCAGACCTGTAGGTGTTACCACTCGCTTTGGTAAGTCAGGCTTTAACTACGATGAGACTGGAAAGCTTATCGGTGCTGGTTATCAGGTAGCTCCTGACGTAGCTGCAGCCCGTGAAGGTTTGATGGGCATGGCTGGTACTGGCTTAGGTCAGGCTCAACAGATTCAAGCATTCCAGCCACAGGTTAATCAAGCTGCTCAAGGTTTGTTTAACTTAGGTCAAGGCTACTTAGCTAAGACACCTGCAGAACAAGCTCAGATGTACATGACTCAGCAGCAACAGTTACTTGCTCCCGGTCGTGAACAACAGCTTGCACAGTTGACTAACCAACAACAACAGCAAGGTCGTTTAGGTCTAGCTACTGGTGCTACTAATGCAGGATACACTACTGGTGCTCAAGGCTTACAAGCTACTAATCCTCAGATGGCTGCATACTACAATGCTATGGCTCAGCAGGATGCTCAGTTGGGTGCTAATGCTCAGACCTTTGGTAATCAACAAGCACAGTTTGGTCAGGGATTGATGACTGGTGGATTGAACTTAGCAGGTCAAGGTTTTGGATTGCAGACACAAGCTCTGGCTCCATACACTAACTATTCTCAAGCTGCTGTTAACTTGGAGAACTTAGGTCAGAATGCTTTGACTCAAGGCACTGCATTGGGCGGTGCAGCAGCAGCTCAGAATCAACAAGCAGCTCAGTTGTATATGCAAGGTCAGAATACAGCTAACCAAGCTCAACGTGCAGCTTTGCAGGGTACTGTTGGAGGCTTAACAGATCCAATTAGTCAACTCATTGCAGGTTTAACAGGCAGTGGTAATACTGGCGGTGTTAACTACAATGCTGTTATTAACCCATACTTCCAACAAGGTTAAGGAATAAATAATGGCTACACCACAATCAATTCAAGGTTTGTTTGGAGGCATGGGTTCTCCTGAGGAAATGCAACAACAAGCAAATCAAGCTAGAGCTGTGCAGTTTGCTCAGTTGACACCAGATCAGCAATTAGGTGTAATGGGCTACAAGGGCGGTGCTAACTTAGGTCGAGGCTTAGCTGGTGCTTTTGGAGTGGACGTTCAAGATCCCGCTATCAAGAGAGCTACGATGCTTCGTCAGATGGCTTCTCAGTATGACACCAATACTGTTGAGGGTTTAAAGCAGATGGCTGCAGCTCTTCAAGGCTCAGACCCTGAACTAGGGTTTCAAGTGATGCAACGTGCTCAGGCTATGGAGTTAGAGCAAGCTAAGACAACTACACAGAAAGCTCAAACACTGACACAAGAAGCTCAAGCTGCTAAGTATTTAGCTGAACAAGGTAAGATACTCAGTGGTGAAGCTAAAGATGAACAGTTACGTGCTGAGTTAGCTTCATTGCCTCCTGAGGCTGATGATAAGGCTGTTGAAAATATTGTACGTAAGTATGGCAAGCCTGATGACATCTTTAAAACATTAGAGCGTAGGTCTACTGCTGAAGCTAATCGTATTGCTAAAGCTGAGCTAGAGCGTGAGAAGGCGGAGCAACGGGCTATTGAAAAGCAACGAGATCAAGACTTTAAACAACAAATGGCAGCTATGTCTGCGGCTGCTAGATCGTCTATGACAGGTGTTCAACGAGAGTTAGCTGAACAACGTCTCTCAGATCTAAAATCTAAGCAGACAGATAAAGAAGAAAAGAAAGAAGCATCTAAACAGTTTGCTGTTAATCATGCAAATAAAGTTATTGATGATGTGACTGCAGCTAAATCATTAGTGTCTGGTACTACTACAGGTTTAGTTGGTGCAGGTTCTTCATTTGTTCCCGGTACTGATGCTTATAACTTGAAGCAACGCTTATTAACAATTAAGGCTAACTTAGGTTTTGATCGTCTGCAACAGATGCGTGATGCAAGTCCTACAGGTGGTGCTTTGGGTCAGGTTGCTGTACAGGAACTTCAAGCCTTACAAGCTACTGTAGGATCTTTAGAGTTAGGTCAGACAAGGCAGGAACTACAACAGAACTTAGATAAGATTGAACTTCATTATAACAACTGGTTATCCGCTGTAGGTGGTACTCCTACTAAGCCTCCTGCACCTTCGGCTGCTGGTTGGTCTATTAAACCTAAGTCTTAATACAAGGATTCATAATGCCTACATACGTTGTTACAGCTCCTGATGGTAAGGAGTATGAGATTACAGCACCTGAAGGGTCAACACAAGAACAAGTACTGGCCTATGCACAGCAGAATTACTCTACACCTGCTGAGAAGCCTCAACGCAGCTTAGCTCAAGAGACTGGTAGACAATTAGGTCTTACAGCTCGTGCTGGTATTACAGGTTTAGCTTCACTTCCTGCTATGTTGGCTGAGCCTGTAGCTGCAGGTGTAAACATGTTAGCTGGTAAGCAAGTAATGGCTTCACCAACTCAAGGCTTGCAGAATGTTCTAACTGCTGCAGGTCTTCCAACTCCTGAGACAGGACTTGAGAGAGCTGTGCAGACTGGTACAGCAGCGATGGCAAGTGTTCCAGCACAGGCTGTTATGTCAGGCACTTCAGCTGCACTGGCTCCATTGCGTCAGAACTTACTACAACAGACAGCTGCTGCGGGAGCTGGTGGTGTGGCTGGACAAGCTGCTGCAGATGTTGTTCAAGAGGCTACTGAGAATCCACTTCTAAGTGCTATTGCAGGTATTGCTGCTGGTGCTGTAGCTGGCGTAGGTGCTGCTAAAGGTGCTACAGCTGCGACTGCACAGCGTGAACCTCTCATAACTCTAGATCAGATTAAGCAACGTGCTCAAAGATCTTATGCAACCGTAGATCAACAAGGTGTCTTTCTTAAGCCTAAGAGTGTCTTGGATAACTTTGACAATGTTGAAGCTGCTTTAGTTAAAGAAAACTTCAATCCTAAGCTTGATGCACATAAGCCTGTTGCTCAGGTACTTGAACAAGTTAGAGACATGGTAGGAACTCAAAGAGTTTCTTTTACTAAGTTAGAGCAAATGAGATCAGCTCTAGTTGATTTAAAGACAGCTAAAGACTCAGCAACTCGTAAATATGCTGGTCAAGCTGTATCTGAACTAGATAACTACATCACTAAGTTAGGTGCTAAAGATGTATTAGCTAGTCAGGGTAGTTTGGGCACAGCTGTTAAAACTGTACAAGATGCACGTAAAGACTGGCGTAACTTGTCTCGTGCTAATGTCTTAGAAGATGCTTTGAATGTTGCTGAGGCTCGTGCATTAGATCCTAAAGCTTCTGAGGGTGAGCTTATTCGTAGACAGTTGATTAATCTAGCAGCTAATAAAGATAAGATGAGATTCTTTTCAGAGCGTGAGAAGAATGCTATTAAGAGTGTAGCTTCAGGGCCAGTAGGAGATCCTCTATTGTCTCTGGTGGCTCGTCTGAACCCTGAGCGTAGTGCTTTGATGCAAGCCAGTACTGTTGCTGGTTCCTTTGCTAATCCAGCAGCTGCAGCTACAGTAGCAGGTCTAGGTTATGGTGCTGATAAGCTTCAAGGTGCTCTACGTCAACGTGGTGTAAATAGGTTGATGTCAGACATCGCTTCAGGACAACTTCCACAGATTCCTCCTAATATGGCATGGCGAGGAATGTTGTCAGGTGTTCCTCAAGAACCTCAACAGTAAGTATCCATGAAGAGGCTAACTCTAGCCCTTCTCATTATCTTTACGAGTTTTATAGCTACGGCTGGCTTCGACCCTAATGCAGATAGATGTGTTAAGTGGACATGGAAGTGGGCTGCAGACTATAAGACTCGTATTGTCGTATGTCTAGAATGGAAGAAAGCATATAACAAATGATTGATCCTCTAACAGCTCTAGCAGGGATACAGTCTGCAATCAGCATGGTTAAGAAGGCTAGTAAAGTAGCCAATGACCTAGGCAGTCTTGCACCCATGATTGGCAAGATGTTTGATGCTAAGAGTGTAGCTACAAAGGCTATGCTTCAAGCTAAGCAGTCTGGTAAGGGTTCCAACATGGGGACTGCATTACAGATTGAGATGGCCTTAGATCAAGCCAGAGCCTTTGAAGAAGAACTCAAGATGCTCTTCATGCAGACAGGTAAGATTGATGTCTGGAACAAGATTAAAGCTAGACAAGCTGACATGGACTTAGCTGATGCTAAGGAGCTTAGTGCTCTAAAGAAGGCTGAGAAAGCAGCTAAACAAAAAGAACAAGAGATGAATGAACTAGGAATGATTATAGGTGGTTGTGCTTTTGTTTTGTTCTTAGTGTTTATTGGTGTTAATGAGTTAATGACCTTCTGTCAAACTACTCTCAGGTGTGGCAGGTGAATGAATATCAGAAGACATTTGATATGTGCCTCAAGATATTTGTCTATGGCTGTGTAGCCCTGTACTTCTTAGGCTTTCTTAAGTTTCTCCCTGACGACTTGTCGGATAAAGTTGTTAATCTCCTACTATCTAAGATTGGTTTATGAAATATCTATTATTCATTCTATTATTTATGTTAGCAGGGTGTGAAGACAGATACAGATACTATTGTCAGAATCCTGATAACTTCCATGCTGAACAGTGTCAGAAACCTAGATGTCAGTTTACTCAAACCTGTCCTGAATACCTTGTAGCACCTATCTTGGAGAAACAAATTGATAAGACTAAATAGTAGCGATAAACCTAAACTAACAACTGAAGAGATTGAGGTACGTATCTGGGGCTTCGTTGTAATTGCTATTACTTTTATTTTAATAGGTATTGTCTTTGCACTCCTATACTCAGTTACCTTTGTGACACAGCCTATTAAGTCAATGGCTCCTATTGACCAAGCATACACCAAGATGCTTAACGATATTGTCTTGTTACTTGTGGGTGGTATTGGAGGCATTGTAGGTAAGAGAGCTGTTAACAGTGCTTTCAGATCTCCACAGCCTCCTATGATGCAGCAGTG